TGCTCGCCGGCAAGCGGGTCCTGTATATAACGTTCGAGGACCCGGAAGTAAAAATCGGTCAGCGCATAATGCAGAACCTGATGGATAAGACCCAGACAGAATTGAAGGCGTTAAATAAAGACGCATATATGCGCTTATTCGAGAAGATGATCAACCAGGTTGGTCATAATAAGCTGAAGATAAAGGAATATCCTGAATACTGCGTGAACGCATTACAGGTCAGGGCATTGTTGAAGGAATATAAGGAAAAGCACTCGTTCGAACCCGACGTAATCATGGTCGACTATCTCGGGTGTATGATACCCGACGGCAGGGTAGATCCGAATATGAACGATAACTCTAGACTTCGCGCTATTACGGCACAGGTCAGGTCGATAGGCATGTTGTTGAATATTCCGATCGTTTCCGCAATGCAGTCTAACCGCGGAGGTTACGGCAAGGCGGAAATCGGGCTCGACGACGTCGCGGATTCGTATGCGTCGACGATGAAGGGCGATGCTATCTTCGGTATTACGCAGACCGCCGAGATGAAGGCGGCGCAGATGTATACGGTAAAGTTGCTTAAGACCCGTTACGGTATGCCGAAATGCCCGGTCGTTACGATTGGCGTGGATATAGAGCACCAGAGGATATTTGACTTGAAGTCGTTCAATGATGACGAGGACGTGGAAATCGGTTCGAATAATTTGCCGCCTCCGCCGGCTCCTCCCGGCAGCAGCGACATAAATGGGTTTACATTATAAGGAATGTCAGATGATAGACGAAGAAAACTTACTGTTTAACGACGACCATGTGCAGGAACAGACGAAAGACGCGTTCTACATGTACATGAAACATTACGGTATCGACTTCAGCGACGTCGATCCGATTTCGAAACTGCCGGTTTATCTCATAAAGGTCATGAAGAACGAGCCGGTCGAATATAACAAGTTCAACAATGTATTGTACAGGTTGAACAAGGACAATAAGATTAACATAACGGACGCCATCACGTATTTGGTGGACGACTGGGTTGACCCGCAGGTATTGCTCAAGTGCCTCGACGAGATGAATTATTATACATTGACGGTTAACCTAAAATCCAAATATCAGTCGTTGAACAAGACAGATTCCGGTATGGATGACTTCCTTATATGATAGATAAGTACCAGGCATATACGGTCTATAAGAATATCAAGAAAATGTGGAATTCCAAGCGTTTCAATACGCTGGTTTTCCGCGATTTTTTCGACGATACCATGGAGAACTACGTCATAAACCAGTTCGTCGACGCGAGCCGCGGCATAGAGTATATGTCTAACTATTTTATCAAGATCGTTAACGAGATTAACTGTTCGTTTATCGATATCGAGCACTGGACGATGTACGTCATGGAGAAATGTCTGGCGGACAGGAAACTGCCGGAACCTAACGATATCAATTCCGTATCGAAACTGGCGCCGTACCGCATATTTACGAAGCGTGCTGTTATTACGAGGCAGATTGAGGAGATAAACAGGCTTGCCGAACAGCGTAATGACGGTATTGATTTTTTTACGGATAAACGGTTTTCCTTGTACGATATTGATACAGACGGGAAAAATCAGGCTTATAAAATGTATGTTGAGGGAAAACTTGATCCGGAATTCTATATACAGGGCCTGATGCACGGCAAGTTTACTGTGGACGAATTTTCCGTGAAGGATGTCGAATATCGCCGGTTTATCGTGTTTTGTCGGATGATAATAAAACTCTATAAGGAAATTTCAGAAAAAATACACGGCTGTCGAGCACTTACGTAAACTTTTCTATATTTTAACCAACAATCGAATGTACGATTGAATTTTAAAAGGAATATCTGATATATGCCTATTCAAAGAAGTAGAAATAACCTTAATAATCTGTATAGCGCGATGAACAATGTTTCTTCCGCGATTAATCGCCATCGTGACGACGACAAGAAGAAGACATACGAAGTCGAAGGCCTGTTCAAGCCCTTGATGAAGAATGGCAAGTTTACTGTCGTTATGCGTTTCCTTCCTGCCAAGGTCGGTGACGGTGACGAAATTCCTTGGGTTGAAAACCGTATCCATTTGTTCCAGCTCGAAAACGGCCAGTGGTTCGGTTGCGACTGTGTCGGTAAGTTCCGCGACAAGGATCTCAAGTGCCCGATTTGCGAGTACAATTCCAAGATTTGGAACAAGTACGGCAAGACTGACGAGGCCCGTGCTAAGGTTCTCGGCAAATGGAAGCCGAAGTATTATTCTAACGTCTATATCGTCCGTAACGATAACCAACCCGATACCGTCGGTAAGGTATATCGTTTCGAATATAGCCGTGCTATCATGAACTTCATTTCCGAAGCCATGCAGGATCATGACGATATCGAATCCGGTGAAAAGATTCTCGGTATCAACCCGTTCTCCTATTACGGTCCGAACGACAAGGCTGTTCTTGACGGCGAAGAAAAGGCCGGTGCTAACTTCGTGTTCGAGGGTGTCCAGGGCAGTAACGGTCCTAACTATAAGACTTCCCACTTCAGTGCTCCGCGCCGTATCAACAAGCTCGCACAGGACGGCAAGCTTTACGATATGACTGACGACGAAATCAACGCAATCGATGACCAGCTCTGGACATTGAAGGACATCGAAATGCCGCGTGAAAAGTATCAGTCGTATTCCAAGATTGTCGAACGTTATGAAGCCAAGTCCGGTAAAAAGCTGTTTGCTGAATTCAGCGACGGTTCCGATGATTACATGGCTACTACGGGTATGGACAGCAAGGTACAGACTGTCGCCGTGAACGATGACGAGATATTTGAATCCGCTCCGGTTAAGCAACAGGCTCCGGCCAAGTCCGATTTCATGGGCGCTACTGATTTCAGTAACGATATGCCGTTCGACGACGCTCCGGCTGCTCCGCAGGCGAATACGTCGGACAACGACGACGCGGATGACGATTTTTTCGCTAAGCTCGCAGCGATGTAATTCTTTGTACGTGTTGGTGTTGTAAGGTAGACGATTTTTCGTCTACCTTATTTTATAGGGAAAATTAGGAATAAAATATATATTCCCCGACTGTAATGTAATATTTGCTATATTTGTAAACATAAGTTTATAATAAAGGAATACTTCATATGAAGAAAAAGAAAGTTGTAAAGGAAACAGTCGATTTGACACGTGCTCGCGAGATTGCGGAAATCGTCAGTATACTCGGCCAGTATATTCCGAGAGTCGACGGGACATCCGGGATTATCCCATTGTTTTCCCGCGAGTTCTTGCTCAAGAAACTTATCGGTCTTACCGAAGAGGAATATAAGCTGAATGAGGATTTGCTCGCGAACGAATGCGCAAAAATCCTCGATACCGTCCGTACGTTCGCGGTTTCAATGGATTCCGCGAAAACCGCGGTTAAGCCCGTAAAGAAGACAAAGGAAAAGGTGAACTGATATGATTAATACGAATGATATGTACGGCGTTGTCGCCGAAGAGAAGGATACTTTTACCCAGGCCCAGCAGATGCTCAAGCAGAAGGTGGAAAATCTTGCGGAAGTCAAGCCTGTCACCGCAAATGACATCAAGTTGCCGGATTTCCCGGAAAAGTATATCGAGTCGTCCGCATTGAATACGATGTACAATATGCAGGAAGCCCTGCAGAATATCCTTGCCGCGAAGCGCGGTACGCTCGCGCCGACGAATACGGCGGATAACCACGAGAATGCGAAGCGTTCCGGCTATTTTATGATGAGCACTGTTACCGAGTTGTTTGAATTGATGGAACAGCTCGAGAAGGATAATTTCGAAGTTACCGATAAGGGCAAGGCCGAAGCGGTCGACGCGTTGCACTTCGTGTATAACCAGCTCCTGTATCTTAAGTACCGTCCGAAGATGACCCTCCAGGAATTCTATAACCTGGCTGTCGAAGATACAAAGACTGGTACAATCGGTTCTAACAGTCTCCAGTATCTTATCGGCGATTTTATCGTCGCTGTCGGTGACATGTACCAGAATTGCGCGAGTTATAAGGATTGGAAGACCTATGATGTATGGAAAGAAGACCCGCTCAAGATTCAAGAACTCGGCGACAAGATGTTTATCAAGTTCGTGAAGATTTTCGTGAATCTGAATATGCAACCTGCCGAAATTTACAAGTGTTATCGAGACAAGAATATCGAGAACGTGGAACGCCAGCGTAAGGGTGGGCGTTACGAAAAGTAAGTTCGAGGAGAGAGAAAGACGGGAGGCGTTTCGCTTCCCGTTTTTTAAAATTTTTAAATAAATACTGATGATAAATTGTATAGCGATATTTTTGCTATATTTTAACAGATAATGCGTGAGATACAATATATAGAGAATCAGTACGATAACGTATTGAAGCCGATGAAATGGGATGAGAAGACGGCCCGTCGTTTTATGCACGTCATAAAGCATCCGTTAATCGTCGAGAAGAAGGATATGATTCCTCAATGGAAGTTCTGTACGGTTTACGGCGAAACCCGTATGACAGAGAATATCGGCCTTACCGACGTGATGATACTTGATTTCGACGACAAGGATTACAGCATAAAGGAATTCGAGGATGCCTTCAGGCCGTATAACTATATCCTGCATACGTCGCATTCGTATGACGGGATGAACCAGAAGTTCCGTGTATTCCTGTTCCTCGACAGGGAATACGATATACAGAGACTGTTTTTCAAGGGCAGTAACAAGGCGTTCAGCCCGTACCATTATCTGATTAAGTATTTCCCTCACGCGGACAAAGCGAGTTTTGTAAGGGCACAATTTTTCAAGATGCCCGCCCTAAAGTACAAGGATGCGCCGTACTATTACAAGGTGAACAAGGGGACGCCGTTTAACCCGTTCAAGGAGCTCGGGTTCGAATACAAGCTGGCCTATGACGAGTGCGTGGAAAAACAGGATGAATACCTGGCCAAGCGCAAGAAAGAAAGCGAGATGAAGCGCAGGATGAACGGTAATAACGATCTGGGCAACGCCGTAAAGTATATAGCTGACAAGATAGAGAATGCGCGCGAAGGCGAACGGCATAACGCGATTTTCTCCGCAGCCGCGTGGTTCAAGAAGATCGGCGGTACGTATGCCGAATTTTCAGAGATAGAGCCTACCTGGGCGGATAGGGCGTACAGGAAGCAGATGAACCGGTTGGCAAACGAATGGGACCGGATAAGGTAAGATTTAAAATAAGGAATATGATATGAAGACTATAACTGATTTGGTAAGGTTTCATAACGTAGACGATGACAATCTGTCTTCGAAGTGGTTTACGTTTTTGCGATTTGAACCCGATTTTTCCGGTGAGGCGGTTTCGTATAATCCGATACGTCCGACGGTTACCATCCCGACGAAGATTTGGTCGAAGTTCCCTGAATATGCGCCGCAAGAATACGGTAATGTACTTGCGAAGCTTATCGTGGACGCATGTTCGAATATTGCCGAAAAGGTACAGCTTGCGCAGGCTCCCGGCGAAATTACGCGGGAGAGGTTTGCGGGTTTGCTTATGCGTATCTTGACGGAAGCGAACAAGATAAGGACGGAAACAAGGTGTGCGTCCGGCAATCTGATTGTGTGGAACCAGAACTTTAACGACATGCTTGGTAATGCCGCTAGTCCGCTTATAAAGCCGGAACTCGACGAGGAAACCGGAAGGACGAAACTGTTATTTAACGGCGTGATTGAATGTATCAATTCTGGCATTGTCGGCGAGCACCCGGAAATACTGGTGGCATATTCCGGTAATCACCAGGAAGACCGCGGTATCGGTTTTGCTGTAGATAATGTCAAAAATGAATATGCGGTTATCGATTATGTCATAAATTCCCGTGCGTATTACAAGTTAATCCAGCTCATATAGGAAATATATTATGCAGTTATTCAGAGAATTATGGGAAGCATTTAACGATATACATTTTGAGGAAGTTGGTCACAGGTATACGGATTCTGTGGGGACCAAGTATACTTCGGTCACGACATTCATCAGCAAGTTCGAGCCGGACAAGGACTGGGATCTCATCGCGGAAAAGGCGATTAAGAATAACAAGGACGGCAAGTATACCGGGAAGACCGTGAAGCAGGTCCGCGATGAATGGAAATACGCGGGCGATTACGCGTGCCAGCTCGGTACTTACGTGCATTCCGTGTGCGAGATGGACTGGCAGAACAAAGAAGCCTACGCCGATGACAAGGTCTTGGAACAGTTTGATGGCATGAAGGAAGATTACGAATACCGCAAGAAGAAGGCGAAGTCGCTTATCAAGATCCTGCGCGAAAGGTATATCCCGATAAAGAACGAGTTTATCGTATATGACCGTGACTGGAAAATCGTCGGTACGATCGACATGCTCGCATATAATAAGGTAGACAACAAGTTCGCGATTATCGACTGGAAAACTTCCAAGAAGTTCGACCATTCGAACAGGTTCCAGAAGATGAAGGCGCCGTTCCAGAACGAAGACGACTGTAACTGTAACCATTACAGCATGCAGCTCAGCCTGTACAAGGCCATTCTCGAAAAACATTGTCCGAGCATCAAAATCGAGGAGATGATTCTCGTGCAGATTCCAGCGAAGGAACGCGGCAAGTCTGAAGTTTATAAGTGCAAGGACTACAGCAAGGTATTGACGAAATACCTCGATAAGAGTTTATAAATATAAAACCAAAAGGAAAATATAAAAATGAAAGTATCCGAAATAACTATTAGCAAGTATCAGTTGAAGCAGCTTTTCGAGGAATTCAATTCCAAGTTGATGGTCGACGGTGTCAACGCCAAGTATTCCTGGTTTATCTACAAGAACAGCGAAGCCATGGCGCAGGAATATACGAAACTCATGGGCGAACTGTACGACGAACGCCGCGAACCCGATTTCCCTGCCGTGTTCCGTGCGCAGATGGACTTGGCAGAAAAGTATGCCGACCGTACCGAGGACGGCAAGATCGCCTACGCGCCGAACGGTCTCCCGGTCTATACCGAGCACGCCAAGGAACACGCCGAGGAATTCGCGAAGCTCCGCGAGCAGTATTCCGAATTTTTCGCCAAGCTCGACAAGAAGCAGAGCGTCAATTCCGAGCTGTTCTCCCAGCAGGTGACCGTGCAGGTTACTCAGCTCGAACTGAGCGAATTTCCGCCTAATACGAAGCCTTATATTATCGGTCTTCTCGGCTACTAATCGCTTGCCGACTGTATAGATTACACAAGGACTGCCCGGTTACGGGCAGTTTTCTCTATTATAAATAATATAAAATATGATTCAGAACAAAGACATATTCAACGTCAAC